AAAAGAACGCAGACGCTACATACACAGATGATGAATCTGGAGCAAATAGGATCAAACTTAACCCCCGGACAAAAGTGCATATGCCCAATCGTATATGGAGAACTTACCTCAGAAATCTTAAACCTACGGTCAACATTTCGGAAAGCGTTGGAACTACGATGCGTCTACCATGGTCACCCCTCATCTCTCCGGATGATTATTCAGCAGTTCTCGGGAATGTCTACATGGCGTGTTCTGGATTCGCCGAAGCCACCACTACCGAACCTAATGTCCTTTATGGAACCTTGAGAGTTAAATATTATGTAAAACTTATTAATATGCAAAATGAATATCTTAGCGTGTAAAAGCTGTAGGGAATAAATAAGTAGACAAATGCTTTAGCATATAAATTTAAACTGAGTTGTTCATTAACCCTGTGTCAAATCCCGTGGACCCCGAAGGGGGCTGCGGTTACAAAGCTAAGGGGGACCAGCCCACGCCGAAGGCGGGGGGCGTGTCCCTCGCACAGAGATGCACGTTAGCAAGCCCGAAGGGTACAATGTCCTTCACACGGCATCTCAAGGTCACGCGCGTGCTGGGCCTGGCATAGTATTACCCAGGCCCAAAGTCGCCCGCCCAGCCCAAACCGGTTTTTCAAGTGGCGACCGCGCGAGGCTAGTCTTGGCGGAACGCCAAGACGCTCCGCCAGACTGGTCTTGCGAAGCAAGACCAGTCTTGTCTCAGCCATGGGACAGTATCAACGTTGGTGTTTCACTCTTAATAACTATAACCCTAACCGTGACTATGTCGCAGACATATTTTCCGACCCAGAGCTCTACGTCAAGCGTGCAATTTACGGAGAAGAGATTGCCCCCACCACAGGTACTAGACATTTACAAGGATATGTGGAGTACGACCGTTCGAGAAGACTTAGCCACTGCAAAAAGTTATTCGCTGGAGCTCATTGGGAAGCAGCAAAAGGAAACGCTCGTTCTAACTATGACTATTGTACTAAAGATGACAACTTCAAGACATACGGTGAGTGGGAAAGTGTGCTTAAAACAAAGCCCGGAGCAGAAAAGCGAAAAGGCCTTTCTTCGCGTGATGTCGTGCGAGGACTTCTCTCTGACGACCCGGAAAGTGTTAAAAATACAGGGTGCTATCTTAGCAGAAAAAAAACTTTTGATGAGAGAGTTATGGAACTTCGTGAACTCAGAGAGCGACATAATAGATATGAACGGTTTAGTAAGTTGCGTCTATCTAAATGGCAGCACGAAATGCTCGGAAGATTGTTTAACCAAAATGAAAGACAAATTCTGTGGATCGCCGACACTAAGGGAGGATCTGGAAAATCTTTTTTAGCACACTACATAGAGTCAGTATATCAGGCAGACCTGTTTGATGGCGTCACCGCCTGTAAAGACGTTGCTTGGCAACTATCTGCCGAACCTGAGATCATCGCCTTTGACGTCACAAGATCTGACCAATCACACTTCAGCTATCAGACTCTGGAATCATGTAAGAACGGGTTCGTCATGTCAGGAAAATATCAAGGTATAAAAAGGTACTTCCCCCCCCCCAAAGTCATTGTATTTGCCAATTTTGAACCAGATAGGTCACGCCTATCTGAAGACCGTTGGGATATACATAACATAAATAATAATGGCTGGACGGAGGTCGATAAGACGCCGCTCTTTTCGCCGGAGGCGCTTCGCCCGTTCAAGAGGCCCCGCCCGCTCCCGGACTTGGAAGAAGAGGAGGAGCTACCGCCGCCGAAGAAACAACTCAGTAACACTAACAGTCGTGGGCAGTTACGATGTCAACCTCCCGAAGAACCGGATTTACCACCACCCGCTCTCGCTTGCGCCGTTCGCGGGCACCGAGTTCAAGAAGAGAATACAGTCATTCCAGTGGATGCAAATTAAAGGATGCTCATTCACATTTTATCCTGCAGTTAACTCCTATACTCAGGCAAATATCGAACCTTCTGATGCGTCAGGAGATCTTATCAATAGATTTGCAATTCCTTACTACACGCTTATGGAAAAGAACGCAGACGCTACATACACAGATGATGAATCTGGAGCAAATAGGATCAAACTTAACCCCCGGACAAAAGTGCATATGCCCAATCGTATATGGAGAACTTACCTCAGAAATCTTAA